TCCACGATCCATGTCACCCCACGCAACCGAGGTATAAAATGCACCAACCAATGTCCATGTACCAATCGGAACTTCGGCGGGATTTAGAACCATGATTTTTAGGTCATGTTTGTAAACTGGTGCATAGGTATCAGTGGCACTTGAAACTGCTTGATGTTGTTGGAGATATTGCCATAATTGTAAAGATGTTATTCCTTCAAACTTATAGGCTTGTAATGTAATATCATCCCAACGCAATTTTCCTTTAACTTTAAAATATGAGTTAACATATTCAACTGTTACTGGAGCAGATTGGGCGGTTGGTTGTTGGGCAGAACGGCAATAAAACGCCGCACCTGCTAATTTTGAAGTCGTGACCATATACCGAAATTGTAATTCGGGGTGGAACGCTTCGGGTACAAGTAATCTTGGCATGTTTTAATCCTATTCTTGTGCATCCACTGGAAATAAAGCACCTGTTGGTAATACTACGAAGTCAACGATGATAAATTCCGCAGTTTTAGCGGGTTTTAAGTAAATTTGTGCTCTCATTTCGTTACGATCCACCACATCAGGCGTATTATTACGTTCATCAATGATTATACGGTAATCGTACAAACCCTGTTGGTTTTGAACCCTACGGAAATACGGATCGACTAATTCTAAGAATCTAGCACGTGTTTCAATTGTATTGTTTTCAAATACTAAATATTTTGTAGTAAATGCAACAAAACGTTTTGCGTCAATCAATAAACGACGCACATTGATACGATCTAATGCCGAACGTTTTTTCTGTAATGTTTTCTGACCCCACACACAGATTCCAGTTCGTGGGAATGTAGCGATTGGATTAACCGATTTAATATATAAATTATCACGATCATTTGGAGTCATTAAACGTTCTGTTTGAAGAACTGTATCCAACACACCGCGATTTAAACCTGCTGGTGCGTACCAAGGATGTGCAACCGCGTCGTTAAATGAATAAACGGCTGATACAACGGCGGAGGGTGGAAGCCAAATATTTCTACCTAAATCGGGGTCGGGTATTTGACACCACGGGTAATACATAGCCGCATAATTTGTATTACGTTGTTCGGCTGCTATTTGTGCTTGTCCAACTGTTGAACCCTTGTACGTCGGATCAATGACATACATTGTGTCACCACGATCTTCACAAAGGTTAATACCACGTGTAATAAGTGAACTATGGGCTGTTAGGTTGTCCATCAAACCCGGTGTAAATAACAAGTCAACGTCGTATTGGTCGCGATTAGATAAAATATCAAAAGCGTCTTGGTATGCTGATGCACCACTGGCAGGTTGTGCTAAATTAAAACCTTGTGTATTGTTATTCCAAATCTTTTCATTCATCGCACGTGGATGAACTACATTACCGTCACTACCACCACTAAATGTACCCGAAACTGCTGCTGGTAATGAACCTGACAACGAAGCATCACGAACCTGACCATTAGAATTTAGATAATTTAATGTATTACGAACATTTTCAATTCGTATAAAGCGTGAACGATTTGGATATGAACCTGACCGTTCCAAATAAGGTGAACCACCCGAATCATAACGTAAAGTATTAACTTGATCGCCAATAACTTTAGTAATATAATTTGATGTGTTTGGGTCTAATGAAATTCCCGTATATTGTTCAATTATAATTTTACGATTGGAAATATCATCGGCACGACGAATATATAAATCAAATGTACCGCGATTTGGATCAACATTGGCAATTTCCCACCTAATTCCGTACTGTGAACCTGATAACAATACACCACCCGTTGATTCATCGGCTGCTACACCTGACCCCGAAATACTTGCACTTGCACGACCACTGTTTGTAATTTCACCATCTGTTAAGGCAACAATTTTGAATGCCATTTCGTTTGCCGAATACGTCACTGAACCTGAACTTGCAGTACCCAATAACGCATACGAACTAGATTGATGTACAAAAGAACTGGCTGGTTGATAATTACCCGCCAAAATACGTGTCACAGTACACGTTTTACCATACCTTAAATATTCTTGAACACACGTAGTTGTTAAATATTTATACATTTGTTCACTCGCACCTGAACCCGATGTGAACACGTCACCAAACCACCTAATATATTCAGAATAAGTTGAAACAGGGGTTGGTACTAATGCAGGGCCTCTAACCGTCGGGCCGATAACCGCTGCTCCAACCGCTTGAATTTCTAGCGGTAAGAAAGAAAGGTCAAATTCCCTTGTAAAGACACCCGCCGAAAGAAATACATTCGCATTTGCCATTAATTTTCATCCTTTTTTTAATTTTAGTCGGGTAAACCGATCTTTTTAATAATAAATATACTTTAAAAAATTAAAACAATTATAAACGAATCTTTTTTCGTAATTTATTATCTATATTTGTTGTATCTGCTATATTAGCGGTATTTTTCGTGACTTCAATTTCTTCGTCTGTTTCCGCTATGAAGTTTATTCGTTTAACAGAATATGATTTTTGTATCGAACTTTCATTATAAACAAATTCATTTCGTAAATATCCATCAACCAGTAATGAAATTGTAGTTTTTATTAACCGATCTTCACCCGGAACATTTACATTGTCGTGGGTAATACTTTGTATTTGTGTTCTAAACGTATAATAATCTCCCCACATGTGATTACTGGTTGGGAGTATCATTTGGACTAATTGATTCATTTGTTCCTGTAAATCTGTCCAAATTACCATTTCATAATTAACCCTAACATATTCGGGAACGGTCAATAAATAATATTCAAATGAATCTTTAGTTAAATATTGTCCAACCGTCCGATCATATTGCATTCCCGTCGTTTTCATTGGAACAAATGTCATCGAATTTCCACCCCACAATTGACCAGCGGCCAAAGAAATTCGGTCGTCGGGAGTAACATCAACCCTTCGTAAAATAATAATTGGTGTTAATATTTTTTTATTATTATCACGTAAAAATCCATGTTGACGTATTTGTGACCACTTTTCACCATTCCCAAACATTACGGGAACTGCAATTTTAGTCGAATTACTTATTACAAATAATCCTGTTTTTTCAGTTAAATGATAAAAAATTGCGTAATCAATATCATATAAGCCTATATTCGGAACAACAACATCGTCATTATCCCGTCTTGTTTGTTGTGAACGATCAATTTGCCCTTCACTAACGCCTTGCTGATATGGTCTGATTTCGGGGTTCATAAATTAATAATTTTACAAATTATTTATTTTTTTAACTTTTGGTGAAATATTTGTTCCTGACCGCGTATTGACTAAATTTAATTGGGATACACGTGTTAAGTGTGTTGAAACGATAACCGATATATTTTTACCGAATCCCCGATCCCTGTTTTCCGTTGTTATTAGATGTGTATCATTATTTCTACCCATGAAATATTGATTGGAATATGAATTATCAATTTCCCAATATTTTTGATCGAATTTTATAATATCACCTTCACTTAACACTATATTTGCATCAATTAAATCATCCCGTAAAAATGAAAATGTAACGGCTTGTGTAATATCCATTCCCGTATCATTGTCATTCATTGATTGATCTTCTTTGTTAATGTTACAAAACAGACGGATTGGTTGAAAATACGTTTTATTGTCACTTTCGTTGTATAAATTTATTTCAGTATTATTCAATGCAAGTTTAAATACTTCAACTTCATTTGAAATATAACTATGAAAAAGTTCACGTGTTAGCGAACTTATCAACCGAGCATCTTTTACTGAACCGAATAGTGGCATTTAATTATTAAATATTAAATAAACTTAGTTATTCCCAAAAATGTTTTTTGAGTTTGTGATAATTGTTGAATAGTATTTTGAATTATCGTTTCAGCACCGCTTTCGGGTGGAAAATCTGCCTGAATAGCCTTCAAAATTTGTTTAGCAGCGGATAAACTTTGTGCAATTTTACGAATCTCTTCCGTGTTTTTATTTTTAACTTTAACGGGTTCTGCTTCGGTAATTTCGCTTAGAATTTTACGAACTCTACTTTCTAATTTATTCATTTTAAATATATTGTTTTAATGTTAAACTAATTTGTGCGTTATTTTTCTTAAAAAATGTTTCCATTCGTTCAACAATCATATTATCAACAATTACAAATCCTTCCCTAAGTCTTAATTGCTTATTTGGATACTGATGTTGAAATGATTTTTGAATATTTGAAAACCGTAATTGTTCTTTTTCGGTTAATGAATTTGCGACGGGAGTTTTAATCCGTTGTCCCAATTTGTTTTCGACAATCATTTTACCAAACAACCGTTCGTAATTTTCTTTTAAATTTACAGTGTTTTCGTTTATTTGAACGTTCTTAAATCCAGTCCGTTTCAAATCATCTACACCATCTTCAAATGTATCAAATTCACCTGATATTACACCATCGACCGTTACTTGAAATGTTTTCCAGTAGTCATTCCATTTGACCGTGCCTTTTATTTTACCATCGGGCGTTTGCATTGTTGCTGTTGCTGTTTTATTATTCATAGTGTTTTCCTGTAATGGATTACCAAGTAATTTTTTAATTGTCGCTTGGTTGGTTGATGATAATTCTGTAATATCAAATATAATAGTTTCATCATCTAATGTATATGATACATCCGTTGAATCTAAAAAATTTAATAGTTGTTTTAAATCACTTCGTGAGCAGTTTTTTGTTGAATAAGTATCCATATTTTTTTCCTTTAATGTTTAACGTATATAAATCTTCATTGGTGACCATTTCAATTGATTATTAAGATTTTCTGCTTCCGCTGATTTTCTTTCCAATTGTGCCTGTTTTGACATGGTATCCAAAAGTTCTTTTAATTCTGTTGTTAGTGCGTCTTTTTCTTCTTTTCCAGCCGTTAACAAATCAGCGGCGTTCAATGTCACTTCACCATCCGCAATTGGAACTGACGCATATTTACCACGTATATAACCTAATATTTCCTTACAAATTGCCAATGCGTACTTTCGTATCCATTGTTTACCAATTGAATTAATTTGCTTATATGTTATGTTATAATATGGTATATTTGAGTGATCTGATATTTTTCCATTTGTTCCCGAACTGTTTTGATCTAAAAACGAATTTTCACTTGAAATCGTATAGTGAAAAAATAATTTAACTTGTTCGGTGGGTGGTGGAAAAATCCGTAACCTATTATTTGTTAATTGGAATGAATAAGCACTACGACGAATTTCATCTGTAAATTCAATTGCTTGCATCCGTAATACATCGTAATGTAAAGGCATTAACAAATAACTGCCCGGAAGGTTCAAACCATCGAATCCAAATTGTTCCGCTGCATAATATCCACCCCCCAACGACGGGTCTAAATACCTATTTGCCGCTGGAGTTCTATTGTGGAATATTTTACGAATAATAAATTTATCCGTTGTAAATGAACCAAATTCAACCTCGGCATCTGTCGTAAAATCATACACCTGTTTACCAGTCGATAACAATATACTACCTGTGTACCATGTTAATGTCCCACCACTCGGTATATCATTGCCATATTCACGTGCTAAATCAAAAATTCCTTGTAGGGTGGATGGAATATAAGCCTGTGATAAATTAACATTTGAACCAGTGGACATTCCTAATAAATTAATAAGATTGTCACGTGCCGAATATGAATTTACTAAATTTCCATATTCATTTACCGCTTCTTCAAATGCTGCAAAAAAATGCTTATCTTGAAGTTCGACATCAGATAATCCATAACCCAACCGTTTGGCAATCCATTCCGCCGTTGCTTCAATGTCACATTGAAACTGCGAATCATAGTCATAAATTCCGAAAGGTGTATCCCCCGGAAAGAATGAACTTGAACCCTGCCAAATTGGTAAAATTATACTCATATCTTAAAATGTGAATGTTTTAAATCCACTTGATGTTAATGTTAAATTTGATATTAATTCGACATCAAACATTATATTATAAATAGTTCCTACATTTCCATTTAATCGTTTATTAAAAAATAAACCGTGTG